TTATTTTCTTGAAGTTGTTGGTCTAGAATATCAAGCTTTTCATAATTAGACTTTCTTGAATATTCAAGACTTTTAGTTAGTTGCTCGTAAATGGAAGGCATTTTGTAAATCTGTATTTTGAAAAAAATATCAAATTTTTTTTTCAAAATTATTCTAAAAAAAATATCTTAGTCTATCTAAATGGATAAAATAAAATATTGTATTAGAAGTCATAAGCGACCTGAAGCAATTAAAAATAAAACATTATCTTTCTTGAATTACAATAATATACCTAAGAAACAGATTTATATTTTTGTTGGAGAAGAAGAAATTGAAACATATAAAAAATCATTAGGTTCAGAATATAATATATTATATGGAGGTAGTAAAGGAATTGCTTATTGTGATAATAAAATTACAGAATATTTTGATGAAGACGAAAAGATTGTTCTAATGGATGATGATATAAAAGAAGCTTATGAATTATTCATGAGAGATGGAAAAGAAAAAAATCCAAGAAATGATAAAAGACTTCTACCAAGTAATTTAAGATTATTAGATTTTCAACTTTTTGTAAAAGATGGTTTTGATCTTCTAGAATCATATAATTTAACTTTATTTGGAATGTATCCAGTTTGTAATAGTTATTTCATGAAAAACACAAAACCTATTGAATTAGATTTAAATTTTATTATTGGAAGAATATCTGGATATTTAAATAAAAAAGATATTATTATTAAAGATGATTGCCGAGAAGACTATGAAAGAACGATTTTACATTTTAAGAATACTGGTGGAGTTATTCGTTTTAATCATACTTGCTGTGAAGCAGATACTTACATCGGTGCTGGGGGTTTGGCGGAGAGCCGAACTAATGAAAAAATGGAACAATCTGTAAATTATATGCTAACAACTTATCCTGATATTGTTTCAAGAAAAAAATGTAAATCTAAATATCCAGAGATTAGATTAAAAAAACTAAAAACTAAAATCTGTTCTTAAAAATAATTTGATTTTTTCTTTACAAAATATATATTATGCCTACTGTATTTGGAAATTCATTTATTGGATATACTTTTGACGAAGTTGATGAAATACTAAAAGAAACTGATACATACAAGAAAAAATTACAAGAGTATCAAGAATATGCTAAGTGTGAAGGTTATGGAGATGATATTAAGTCAGCATACGAGGGTATGGGTTTTGATAGCACTTGGAAAGTAGAAAAAAAAGAGTTAATGATTAGTGGAATGATACAAGAAAAAAAAATGAAAACTTTTCATAATATAGTAGAAAATAAATTCTATTATTATCTTATCTAAATAATATAAATATTTTGTGCTGTATGGACACTATGTCCAGCGACTTTAGCATCCTCCTTAAGTTTTTCAAAATCTTCTTTATTATATTTATCTCCATAATAAATCTTTCTCAAAATCGTTGTTGAGATTTTTTTTCCAATTGTTTTTTCTGTATATCTTTGAAGAGTTTTTGTTAGATTTAAATTATTCATAGGTTCATTATTTACTAAAGTAAAAACTGGTTCTCCAATTTTTATATCATAAGTTTTTAGAAACTTCTTATATAAATTTCTAATAGTTGGATTGTGTATATCAATAACTCTTTGTTGATATTTTCCAGCAGTTTTATATTCATTGAAAACATATTTTAGTGAAAAAGGTTTCGGACTCATGATTAACCAATTACCTTCTTTATATTTTTCAGGTTCTTCATTGAAATCAATCATCATTCCAAGTTTGATAGTTGCTAGTTCATTACGAAACGGATAAAGTGAATAATTAACTAAGAAGATTAGAATCTGATTCAATTGTTTTTCAGGTTTTAATTTTAAATCTTCTTTTGTTTTTTTAATTAATTTTGTAATTACAGATTTTTTAACCATATTCTGTTCTTGACCTTTTGGTAGAATTCCATCTTCTTTTTCTTTTTGATATGCATCATTATTTTTAGATCTTTCATCTTCCCAAAATTTAATATTTTCTTTTTTATTAGTATCTATAGTTGTTGTTTCATAGTAAGCGAGTATTGCTGAGAAATATCCTAACTGAGTATTATGATTAGTAAAATCAGTTTGTATCTTTTTCAACAATTCTTCATTAGATTTAAATTTTAATGGATTGTATTTCTCTAATCTTTTTATATACAAATTTTTAGTATTTTCTGTAAATGGTCGTCCAATACGACCTTGACTATTAATTCTTTCCTGAGATAGTTGCTGATTGAAATTCATATTATATTGTATAATAAAAAAATCAAATTTTTTTTATGAAGAGTCTTACCAAAGATAATTTAATGCCCAATAGGCTGGACTTGTTTTGTCTTTATAAGCAAAAGTTCCGTCCTTTCTTTTAATACCTTTGATTCTTGCTCTAAAAGATTTTCTTTGTTCTTTAGTTGCTGTTCCGCTCCTCCAGTCATCCATTCCTGAAGCTCCGAAATTAATTTTTTTTCTTTTTCCGTCTTTCATAACTATTACACTAAACTTTTTTCCTTTTACATTAGAAGGAAACGGTTTGTTTAATTCTTTGTCTTTATTCATATAATATATATAATATTTTAGGCGTAGTCAATTTCAAATTGACCATTAGTAAGAGTTGCCGACCTTAAGATTTCTAACCAAGTTCTATGGGTATGAGTAAGATTATCAAAACCAGCGTTGTTAGAATAATTTACTTCAATCTCAATACCACGACTATTAATACGCTCATTACGATTTAGACGATATACCTGATAGAAATAACTATTAGATACTCCAAAAAGAGAATCACCAGCTGGTTGAGTATTATATGTAATATCACCTTTTTGTGTTCCATCCATAAGTGGATTTACATCACCATTTGTTTCACCTGAATATTCTATACGATTTACATGAGGAACATTACCCTCACCTTGAATCACATCGTTAAAATGAATTGCTGGATTTACTCTGTCTAATGGATAAAGATAATTATCATTATATCTTAAGTTAGTAATTAAAGGTTGATTATTGTTATTAGTATCTTCAGCTTCACCAATTAATGCTTGATATATATTCAAACAACTATCATCAGGAGAAGCTTTTGCATCATTAGCCAAACCACTAATACATTTACTTACAATTCTTCCAGCACCACCTACATTCATAATAGTTTTTTGACCTAAAGATGCAAATGGAATACTTCTTTTATTTAGACGATAATCAATATAATTGTAAGTCAAACTTGGATTTGCGTTTCTATATCTTTCCATAAGGTCGCCGTCATAATAAATGTAGTCGGCTACAAACTGAACCGATGATTCTAAAATTTTTGCTGGAGAACTTGTTAGAGATGTATCTTCTACAATAGTTCTATGATTAATTCCTGAATTAGGAGTGAAATGTAATTCAATACTTACTTGTTGATCAATCATATAAAGTGGAAGTTGATTAAATCTTAGAAATGGAAATAAATCAGCAACACTAATACTAAATTCAGGTTCATTTCCTGAGCGGTTATTTAGTTGGAGTTCATCAGCAATTTCAACTACACCTTTTTCTTGGGCAGAAGTAGCAGATGCGGAATTATATAAAAGTCGTGCGTTAAATATTGGTTCTACTTGACCTTTAATATACATATTATCAGCATCAACATCGTCTTGCTGAACGGCTGATGCTCTATCTTCTGTAATATAATTAAATTCGTGTGCTAATACTCGGTTAGTAATAAATGTTTCACGATAATGGTTAATATCATTTTCTATAAACATAGATTTATAAGCCATCCAATGGGCAAAATCTTCAATCTCGGCAATCGTTTTAGTTCCAATTTTTAAAGAACAACGCTGAATTAAACTATGAATACCGACACCGACTGGGTAGGATACAGATTCATCCGTAGTTGGAGATTCAGTTGCTAAAACAATTTTAGAAAAACTATGTAAAAAACCTTTATTATTTAAAACGAAACGACAAAATTTATCACTAATAACTACAGGATCCAACACATCTGTATCTACATCTACATTCATATCTGATGGAATAGAACCAATTTTTACTAAATCTGGAATGCGACCTCGCTCATCTTCTAATTGATTTGAGTTCATTATATAATAAAAAAATAATTTTTTTTTAATACATAAAAATTAAACTATGACTTGAAGACCATTTTGATTCATTACTAAAGTCTGTTTGCTTCTAACATATAAAAAGACTCCGTGTGGTTTGTCGTTAGTCAATCCAGTTTCCATAGCTACACCGAAGTTTTCTTTAGAAAAATTTTCTCCATCTCCTGATAATTGGTCATACGCTACACCTATACCGAAGAACTGACCAGCTTGAACATACATATCATAATTATTAGTGTTATCAATAACTCTAACATTTGTATTAGGATTGATTTGAGATCGTTTATTAGACATAAAAGGCATAAAAGCAGAAGCAAAGTTTCTAAAGATTTGTGGATCAGCACATTTAAGAGTTGGATCATCTCTTACATTAGCATCTAAGTTATATTCTAAAGGAAGTTTAAGTCCTCCACGACTAAATACTACTTGTTTAATTTCAGCAATATCCGCCGATGCTAAATCATTAATTAGTGGAAGAGTTTGAAAACCATCTTGTGCTAAGTTGTTAATCTC